TGCTATTCAAGTATTTGAAATGCCTAGTATGACTCAAGTAGCAGAGTGGCGTCACAATCTTACTCCTATACAGGCTCAAGTTAAGAATTTACGAGATATCTGCAGATACATAGAATCTAGGGCAGCAGAAAAAGGTGGTAGCCCTCAGATTTATTATTCTGTGGAAAATAATACGCTAGGTGAAGCGGCACTTATCGTTATCAGCGATCTAGGGGAAGAAAATTTCCCAGGACTTTTCTTAAGCGAGCCTATTCGTAAAGGTCATATCCGTAAATTCCGTAAAGGATTTAATACTACCCACCGAACAAAAATATCTGCCTGCAGCCAGCTTAAAAATATGATAGAAACCAATAAAATGGTTCTCAAATCTAAACCGTTGGTTTCCGAGCTTAAAAACTTTGTAGCTTCCGGTATAGGGTTTAAAGCTAAAGTAGGCGAACACGACGATCTAGTTAGTTCTGCCCTATTGATTATCCGTATGGCAAATGTACTAGCTGATTGGGATCCGCACATTTACGATAAAATGACTGAAAAAATCAGCGAAGAGCATATGCCTATGCCGATCTTTGTCAGCACAGGTCTTTGATAAATACACTTATGGACGCAAGAAACAATATCGCAACTGATCTATTCTATAAAATTCGCAGTCGATTCACCGGTTTAAAACTTGGTGCTGAAACCGGTGAAATTACTATTATGCCCGAAGAAGCTAGATTCTTCGATTTTGACTATATGGAAGATAATAATGCCATAGGTCATGTAAGTATAAGCCTAGCTGAACCCAATTCTATGAAAGTGTATTTCAGCCACGGTATTACCGAAGGTATGGATGATGGGCAAAAAAATAATTGGTACGGATTTTTAAAAGAATTGCGTCAATTTGCTAAAAGAAGATTATTAAGCTTTGATACTAGGGATATCGCTAAAGATAATTTAGATCAAAGAGATTACGAATTTTTGAGCCAAAATGCTCAACCTAAACAAACAGATACTAACATGATACAAAAGCCAGTCGGAGAAAGCGTTATGAACGAAAGCGCAATGTATGGTAGCAGATTGATGAGCTATCAAAATCTTTTAGACACTCGTCTAATAATTAAACACAATCAAGCAGTCATGGACGACGCACAGCCAGGTGCAAGAACTAGAAATATTTCTGCGCTGTTTGTGGAAAATCAAGACGGTGAAAGATTTAAATATCCGTTCATCCACCTAGCAGGAGCTCGTGCTATGCAGAGACACGTGGCCAACGGTGGTGTACCTTACGATGATATCGGCAAAAGCATCGTTAGGATGAGTGAAGAAATTGCAGCACTAAAGAGCTTTGGTAATTATGTTGTTCGTAACGATCTAATGAATTCCGAAACAAACTCTGTAGTTGAGCGTTCATCAAGTTACCTTAACGGACTCCGCGAACAGATCAAGGCACTGAGTAAACAAAGCCATTATGAGGCATATATAGAAAATTTTCAAACACAGGGCAACGAAGAAGTTCCACAAGAAGTAGTAGAAGATTTCAAAGAAAAATTTACTGTAAAATCATTTAAAGAAGATATCGCGAGCGTATTTCCGGTCTTGTATAGACTAATGAAAGAAGGAAACACGATAGGCTATGACGACATAGTCGCAATGACACAAGAAGAATTACAAAATGAAGATGTAGAGATAGATGCACAAGATGATAACTTTGATCCATTTACTAAGTTTGAAAATTGGGTCATGGGGTTAGGCGAAGACTCGGCAATCGCCAGTCAAGATCCAGAAGAGCAACAGACAGCTGTAAGAGAATTACAAGAACTAGTCAGAGAACATTTTCCAGCAGGCACAGACGGAACCAATGCCATTGAAAGTTTAAAAGGCATCATTGAGGATCCACAATTATATAACGAGATCAAAGAAGCATCTAAACAAGACCCAGATACCTGCGTTCGCGGATTAGTCAAAGACTGGTTAGAAAACAATGCACCAGAAGTGTTAGAGCAGTTAGACTTTGGTGATTTTGTTGATGAGCCAGAGACAGATGCAATGGCACAAGAGCCAGTACCTCAAGAAGCTAGCGATCCTAATCATCCAGAGTACGACAAGGCAGATGATTATGATCTGCCGCCAAGCGCAAGGGGCAAAGGCACAGACAAATATAAATTACCAGATACACAAAAACACGACGACCGACACAAGAGAGATTTCCAGAAACGTGCAGGCACGTATAAAGAAGAAGATCAAGAAAAATTAAATGTTCAAGAACTTGCAGAATTTATCACATCGTTCTACGACAAAGAAACTAACAGTTTTCCTAAAGGTCCAGAAGGTGTATGTACAATGGTAGGCAAAAAGTTTGGAGAGCAAGCAGAATCAGTGGCTCGAAAATTTGTAGAGCGTATGGCTCCACAACAAAGCACAGAACAAAATCCAGAATTGGCAGAATTAGCAAGACTAGGTGAATTAGCAGGGGTCAGCGAAGGTCCGATGTTAGATAAACTTAAGGCATTTGGAAAATCAGCAGGCGAAAAAGTTATGCGTCATGTTGATATCACCGGATACACTAAAGCTAAACAAAACTTTGAAAAATGGATTAATTCACATCCTGAATTAGAGCCAGAAAAAGAAAATCTTCTAGCAAAGTTTGATGCTGAAGCAGAAGAAGATCCTGCCACTCCTTGGATATGGGGTAAACAGGCTTTAGAAAAATGGAAAGAAGAAAAGAAAGGAGTAATGGCTCCTACTGAATCTTTTGATGAATTATCACGTATCAAAGAATTGGCAAAAATTTAAGATTGATGTATCAACTGAAATTGGGCACTTAGGTGCCCTTTTTCTTGACCAAGATGTCAACTATCTCCTAATCTAAAGCGTTATATAAGTACGCAGATAATATTGTCTGCGATATTTAAAAAGGAGATTTCAAATGAAATCAATCGTAACTCTAGTAGCAACATTGTTCGCAGTATCAGCTTTCGCACAAGCACCAGCAGCACCTGCTAAGAAAGAAGAAGCAAAGCCAGCCGCCGCAGCACCTGCTGCCAAACCAGCCGATAAAAAGGCCGAGCCTGCCAAAAGCGACAAAAAAGCAGAACCTGCTAAGAAGTAATCCAACTCGATCAGTTATTCTAACATTTGATGATTGTGAAATCGAGTACGTATTTGAAGATGCACTACATCGAGGTTACAGCAGACCAAAGTTAGAAGAACTGGAGGAAGACGATCTTCCAGAATATATAAGATGGAGATTGTTTTTAGCTAGACAGTTGGCATTATTGAAGTATAGAGAAAAGTGGGCATGACCCACTTTTCTTTTGGTAAAAAAATCTTACAAAATCATTGACCTTGCTAAATAAAGTACGCATAATAACAATATGCGTAAGGCATACATTTTAAGGCAAAATACAAAGGAGGCATATTAAAATGGCTACATTAGCAGAAATTCGTGCAAAACTTCAAGAAGCACAATCAAAGAGCACTGGCTCTACATCAGGCGGCGGCGACAACGCAATTTACCCACACTGGAATATGCAAGAAGGCAAAGAAGCCGTAGTACGCTTCTTACCTGACGGTAATACTAACAACACATTCTTCTGGGTAGAACGTGCAATGATTAAATTGCCGTTTGCAGGCGTAAAAGGAGAAACAGATTCACGACAAGTTCAAGTGCAGGTCCCCTGCGTTGAAATGTATAACGATGGTTCAGTTTGTCCAATCCTTAGCGAAGTGCGTGGTTGGTTCAAAGACAAGAGCCTCGAAGACATGGGTCGTAAATATTGGAAGAAGCGTTCATATATCTTCCAAGGATTTGTTGTTGAAGATCCTCTCAAAGAAGATGCACAACCAGAAAATCCAATTCGTAGATTTATCATCGGTCCTCAGATCTATCAGATCATTCGTGCAGCATTGATGGACAGTGAAATCGAAGAATTGCCTACCGATCCACTACGTGGTTTAGACTTCCGTATCGCTAAAACCAGCAAAGGCGGGTTCGCAGACTACTCTACATCAAAATGGAGTCGTCGTGAACGATCATTAGGCGATGCCGAACAGGCTGCTATTGAAAAATTCGGTCTTTTTAATCTTAACGATTTCCTACCTAAGAAGCCAACTGATGTTGAGCTCAAGGTAATGAAAGAAATGTTTGAAGCATCTGTAAATGGAGATGCATATGACATGGATCGTTGGGGCCAATACTTTAAACCGGCAGGAATGGGAGCAGCCACTGGTGATCCTAACAAGCCTGCAGCTAGAGTACCTGTAGATGAAAGTGATGACGAACCAACACCAATTGCTAAAGTAGCACCGGCAGAATCTTCGCCGACAGCTACCAACAGCGATGGAAATAGTCGTGCCCAAGATATCTTGGCCATGATTCGTAATCGTCAAAAACAATAACGATAAAGTAAAGAGTGCGAGATAATCTCGCACTCTCTTCACTACAGGGAAAATTTATGGCAAAAGCATTTGATATTTCTAAATTTAGAAAGTCGATTACTAAATCTATTGAAGGACTTAGTATTGGCTTTAACGACCCAACTGATTGGGTCAGCACAGGTAATTATGCATTAAATTATCTGATCAGCGGAGATTTCCATCGAGGTGTTCCGCTAGGCAAAGTGACTGTGTTTGCAGGCGAATCGGGTGCAGGCAAGTCATACATCTGTTCCGGCAACCTTATTAAAGCAGCACAAGCTCAAGGAATCTATCCTATCTTAATCGATACAGAAAATGCGTTAGATGAAGATTGGTTAAAAGCATTAGGTGTTGATACCAGCGAAGATAAGTTGTTAAAACTTAATATGGCTATGATTGATGATGTAGCAAAAACTATCACAGAATTTGTTGCAGAGTACAAAGCGATGCCGGAAGAAACTCGCCCTAAGGTGTTATTTGTACTTGACTCGTTAGGTATGTTATTGACCCCTACAGATGTTAATCAGTTTGAAGCAGGTGACCTAAAAGGTGATATGGGTCGTAAACCAAAGGCATTGACAGCACTGGTTCGTAACTGTGTTAATATGTTTGGTTCATTAAATATCGGTCTTGTAGCAACTAATCACACATACGCCTCACAAGATATGTTTGATCCAGATGATAAGATTTCCGGAGGTCAAGGTTTTATCTACGCATCGAGTATCGTTGTTGCCATGAAAAAACTCAAACTCAAAGAAGATGACGATGGCAATAAAATCACAGAAGTTCGTGGTATTCGTGCAGCTTGTAAAATTATGAAAACTCGTTATGCAAAACCTTTTGAAAGTGTACAGGTCAAGATTCCTTATGAAACAGGTATGAATCCGTATAGCGGACTGGTCGACCTAGTTGAAGCTAAAGGATCGCTCAAGAAAGAAGGTAATAGTCTTGTGTATGTAACTGCCGACGGCGAGATTATCAAACAATTCCGCAAGGCCTGGGAAAGAAATGAAAATCAAGGGCTTGATAAAATAATGGAAGACATTTTGAAACATGGTGAAAAATCAGTTTCTGGGATAACTAATACAGTTGTATCTGAAACGGAGATTGTTGAATGAAAGAAGATTTGATTGCTGACCTGTGGGGCGTCGTTGTTGAGCATATTCCAGAAAAACAACGTGCAGATGTAGCAGCAGATTTTGTAAACACACTGCTTGACTACGGTATCAAAGACAGCGTATTAGAAAGCTTACAAGGTATTGATCCATATCTTGATGATGCTATCGATTATGCTATCGATGGTGAAGAAATCGAGGAAGATGACTACTACGAAGATGAGGAATAAATGAATTGGTATGATCGAGTTTCTAAGGATATTTCAAACATACCAGATGCGGTGGCATATTATGAAGCCGAGCTACTAGCGGCTAAACAAGATGCTCGTATAACGGGAAACATCGAAAAGGCTTCGGCGTCGATGCCCGGCATCGTAGAAAATCGATTTAATCAACTTCAAGAAATTGAAGGTATCTTAGAATACCTTAATATCGAGCTTCGCAGACTTCGTAGTCAACACTTTCGTAAATATCTTGAAAATTATCAACGCAGCCTGTCCTCTAGAGACTGTGAAAAGTTTGTAGAGGGCGAGGCTGATGTTGTAGACTTTGAAAAAATCATCAATGATTTTGCCCTCCTACGAAACAAATGGCTGGGCATTATTAAAGCTCTAGATATCAAGCAATGGCAACTGTCAAATATCGTTAAATTACGAACTGCTGGTCTAGAAGACGCCACTCTTTAAATATCAACATAAACTGACCATATAAATAAGACTATGAAAATAGTCTTAGTCACCGGGGGTTTTGACCCCATACATTCTGGGCATATCGCCTATTTCAAAGAAGCTAAAACACTCGGCGATATGCTTATTGTCGGGCTAAATTCTGATGAATGGCTTGAACGTAAAAAAGGTCGAGCCTTTATGCCTTGGAACGAACGCCTATGTATAATAAACAACTTGTCAATGGTTGATGAAGTTTATACCTTTGATGACAATGACGGCTCAGCCAGGCATTTTATACAACAAGTAAGAGCACACTATCCCGATGCAAAATTGATCTTTGCTAACGGAGGTGATCGCACCCACGCTAATATTCCAGAGATGGATGTCAAAGATGATAATTTAACCTTCGCGTTTGGAGTAGGAGGGTTTGACAAACAAAACTCTAGCAGATGGATTTTAGAAGATTGGAAAGCACCTAAAACTAAACGCCCTTGGGGGTATTATCGTATACTTCACGAAAACGGCAAAGAAGTTAAAGTAAAAGAATTAACTGTTGATCCTGGACAGTGCTTGAGTATGCAACGACACCAAGATCGGGCAGAACATTGGTTCATTGCTGAAGGAACTGCCGAAGTATATACTATTAATAGAAGCACAGATCAAGAACTTCTTGGAGTGTTTCATAAACATCAAAATCTTTTTATTAATAAAACTGAGTGGCATCAATTATGTAATCCTTCTAATGTTCCTTTAAAGATCATAGAAATTC